ACTGCTTTTTTGCTGACCGTGGCCTCTGCCCTGTCGATGGCGTTGTCGCATTTCTGCGGGATGTCGTGGAGAATCTGCTGGACGACGCTCTGAAGTTGTTCGGGTTTAATTTGAACTTTCACGGATGCGCCTCCCTTCTTTTTACTCCTCCGGCTCTTCCGGATCCGTCACTCCGGCTCTGTATTCCGTGTATAACTCCATATAGTCCAAATTATTTCTATATGTTCGATAAATACGGAACCGCTCGCCGTTGTACTCTACTTCGCTTTCTCCTTCATACTCTGCGGCATTTATTGAGAAAACATGCTCCGGAACTATGCCCGCCTTCCCTGCGTTGAAATATTCGGACCGCGTGACGGATTCAACTCTGCAGAACGTTTCCCGGCTTGTTTCTGTAGTGGTAGGATACCCGAGTTCGTCCGCTGTCGTCTCAAGTTTAATTAGTTTTATTACTCCGTCCATGCTTTGCCCTCTTTATTCCGTCGGCCTCATTTTGGGCCCAAAAATGCGATTGTTTAACATTACGCGGATAAACCGCGGCATGCTTCCCTCTTTGTCCCTGCTGCTCCATAACCAGCCCGCAAACGCTGCCACGAGCTGCACGTCCGGGACGTCGTCCGCCAGGTCGTTTACTCCCTGGCGTTCGATTTCATCCTTTGCGCTTAATATGTATTGAGTCAATCGTTCATCGTATAATGTCGATTGGAGGATCCCGAGGTCTGTCTTAACCATCGTGAGGGCTGTCGCTGTGGTGCTGTCGCTCCATGCTGCCATGTGGTGCCCTCCTCTGTTATTTTTTCTTTTTAGCCGGCTGTTTTGGTGTCTGCTTTGGCTCCTGTTTAGGTGCCTGCGCCGGTGTGTTTTTTTCGCTTTTTGGTGCGATTACTATCATTTCCGGCCACCTCCTATTCGTCCGACAGTGTGAGCCCGCTCAAGTCAAAGAACCATGTCTTCTTCTCGCCTGATCTGCTGCTCTCGACTTTGAGCCTCTGGGTGTTTTTATCTGTTAATTTAAACATCGCCAAGTTATCTTCGTCGAGTGGGAGCATTCCGGTTCCTTGTGTCGGAACAAGTCCGACTTTTGTCACGGTTGCGTCGCTGTCCGGTGTAAACTTGAGGCCGATAAAATAACCCTCGCCCCAGTCCGTCACAATCTGTCCGGATGTCTGCTTGTATAATGTACCGGTTATTTTTTCGCCGCTGACTGTGACACTCTGCTGCATTTCTGCCGCTGTAGTGCCCCAGAAATCAGTCTCAGCCGCTGCGGCTGCTACGGTGAGACTCTCTATAAATTTGCACCGTCCGGCGCGAACGTTACGGCGCTTGATGCTGGAGTAACTCCATTAATACCGATTGCAATAAATGCATTATCAATAAGGGTCTTTCCGTCATAACGTGCGGTTCCTGCGAACCCTGTCTGATCCTCAACAAAGAACGCGTCCTCGCTTGTTCTGATCCTTGTTCCTGCTCTCTCTGCAAGCAGATAAAGATCCATGTATCCGCCTATGATTACATTGTCCGGGATAAAGTCAAGCACTACAATGTCGCCGCCTATAACTGGCATACGGCCGTTCACCATTGAAACATAAGCGCCGCTTGCATCTGTTCCGATGGCGTTCGCTAAAATGGTTGTATAGGTTGTGTCGTTCATAGCCCAGACTTTTTCGCCTCTGCTATACTTGCCTTTTACCTTTGCGCTGTCGAGTACAATCGCCTTTATAAGATCGGCGCCTGTTACTGATGCGGCATGACTTACAATGTTTGGAGTCCCTGTGACTGCCTCAAGTGCTGTGAGGATTCCGACCGGCATCTTTGTTCCTGTTCCGAACAAAATCGCCTTGTCAAGTGCAAAACCGATCGCAGCGCCAAGAGCTTCCATGAGTGCGGCTGTGAGATCCTCGTCGCTGTCCTCAAGCTCTGCGTTACAAATTGCAAAAAATCCGCCGACTTTGTAGCCGTCTACTTCAACTTTACCGAATGACAGATCGAGCTCGTTGAGCTTTCCGCATGCCTCTGTCCAAACTGCTTCCGGGACTGCTCCCTGGATTACCTGACGCGCCTCGCCCTTGACTGGTCTCAGTCTTACGCGGTTATAAAGTTTTGAATATACTTCGATATTCTCGCGGAGTAAATCCAGAATAACGGTCGGGATGAGATAGCCCGCATTTGTGATGGCTCTCTTCTCTGTCATTGCTGATCTGATAACGCCGAGGAACTGCTGCACGTCGTCTCTTCCGATGATTGCGGCTCTTTCAGCGTGTCCCATGTCTCTAAATCTCTTCTTCATGTTTGTTCTCTCCTTTTCTCTTACTTCCGGAACCTCTCCGGCTGTTCTCTCTGCCGGCTCTGCTGCCGGTGCTGGTGCTTCGACCTTTGCCAGGTCTTCCTCAAGCTCGCGGACCTCAGCGTCGAGACTTTCGATCTCTGCGGCTGTGGCTTCCTTCTCGCTCTCGAACTGCTCGACAGCCTCTTCAACTGCTGTCTTTTCCTCGTCGCTTTCTGCCTCTTCTATTGACTGAGACAGCTCCGCCTCTCTGGCTTCAAATCCTGCCATTTTTTCGCGGAGTGCTTCGAGCTCCTTCTTTTTCTCGCTGAGTTTCTTCCCCAGCATTAAAGCTCTAAGTGCCATTTTTATTCTCCTTTTAATTTTTTTCGTTGTGTTTCCTTCCAGGCTTCGAGGCTTCTCTTTTTCAGTTCTTCGGCGTCTCTCTGACGTGCGGCGATGCTGGTCTCCTCATAAGCTGGAAATGTGCAACAGCTTACTTCATAAAGTTTAACGGCCTTTATAGTCCAGTGGATTTCTCCCCCGTCTCGGAACTCGGTTTCCTCGTCGAGTATGTCGAACCCGAACGAGCACTGATTCACGTCGCCCCTTTTTACGCGTTCATATAAGTTCATGGCGTCGCTATCTTTCGGATTGATAGCAACGCGGCCCCATAGTCCGCGCTCGTCCTGTTTTAGCTCGAGCGTATGCGCTGCGGTTCTGCCTAAAACTAAGGTTGTGTCGTGGTTTATGAGTGCTCTCACGTCGTCCGAGATCGTCCCGTCGAACGCTCCCGGCGCGATGCTTTCGCTCATGCCGTACCCTATGTCGTAATTACTATTAAAAACGGCAAAATAACCCTCAATGCTGAGGTCTTCGCCGTCTTCTCTTGTTTTGAACTCGGCGTCCGCTGATCGCATCTGCCTTCTTGTTCTTTCTGTTGTCTCCATGTCTTGCCCTCCCTATTCCTGAATTAATTTTTTTTGCTGTCCGCTCATATCAAACGGGATATAATTCTCAAGTACGCGGAACTCGTCGAGGCCGTCAACTGGACTCATTCCGATTCTGTCGCGGACTTCATTTCCTGATACAAAGCCGCGGTCTGATAATGCACAGAAAACAGAACTAATTGTGGAAAGATCCCAGTCAAGCAAACTCAAAATATTAAAATGTATATACCATTTTGGAGATAATATGAGTTTTTTCGTCATTTCTTGTTCAATATTCATTGTGACCGACCGGACGGTGCTATTTATAAACGCGTTCCACTCGTCTTTCTTATATTCTCCGACGCCAAGCAAAAAAGCCGGGACGCCCACAATCGCGGCGACTGCCTGCTTGTCGAGCTTCACATTATCCGCGAGTGCCAGATCTGCCAGACTGAGCGGCCTCACCTGCTCGACCTGGAACTGTTCCGCCGGGATGAGCCAAGGGTCGCCCGCTTCGCTGCTCTGGACGTACTCCTCAAGTAGTTTTTTGCGCCCTGACTGGCTCGCGAACTCTTGTGTTAATGCGTCAACTTTTACTATCATGGACGGCTTCCACTTGCTGCTAAAAAATGCCTTTTCAGTTGTCGCGGCCTGCTTCAAGTTGTCCGCCAGGTCGCGAACGATAGCATTTATTCCCGTGCCCTTCCATAAGAAATTTTTATCGGGATTAAATCTAAAGTGTAAAATATCATCCGGCTCGTATGTCTTGCCGTTTATTGTCACGGTGTAGGTGTAACCGGATGCGGACGGGTTTATCTGCGCCTGTGATGCCGGAACCGGGATGAGACTCCCGATAATTCGGTCCCCGTTGCTTCCTGGAACCGTGTTGACGATGCAGAACGCGTTCCCGCGGCCGTATAAAAGCATATTCATAACTATAGCTTCTATAAATGTTTTACGCGTCATGAGCGCGTTTGGATTAATGTCAATTTTTGCCGATAGCTCGTTTATGATCCTGCGGTCCCCGCTGTCCGTATTTTCTAAAATGTGGATAGACATCATTCCGACGAGCTCCGCAATTTTTCGGCATGCCGTTACTATCTCCGGATTTTTGTCCAGCGGTGTAAACCCCGGGACGCAGATCTCGTCCCCGCCTCCAACTAACCAGGCGAGCGCCGTCTTATTCTCTCTTTTTTCTTTTTCTCTTTTCTTAAAAATTCCCATGTTTATTCGTCCCACCATCCTCTCGACTTTTGAGATTTTTCAAAATCGTTCAAATATCGGACCGTCGCAAAAACCGAGGCGTCAAACAGGTCTATTCTCTGCTCCGGCTGTATTTTCTCGAATTGTATCATGTCGTCGGTCTTTTCTATTGCTCGCACGTTCTGGACGCAATACTCGAACGCGTCCGAGTGCATATAATATAATTTTTTATCCTTTGCGGCCTTCTCAATATGCCGGAACCCTTCCGACTTCAAATAATAATATTGAGGTTGGTCGATTATATTAAACTTTGCCGCCTTCATGGCCACAAAATATTCCCGGGCGAACTTGCGGTCGTGTCCTATCTGCCGAATATTGAACCCGAGATCCCTCATAAAAATAAACCAGCGAACGACGTCCGAAACTTCAACGGTCGGCGTGTTGCTCATAGTCAGCCACCCGTCGTCCGCCCAGCCAAAAAGCGGAATGTTGTCTTCGTCGGCTTTCTTCGCTGCGTTTACTATTGGAAAAAATGCATGTGTTATTATGATGTCGACGTCTTCCGCCTCATAATGCCCGAATAATGCCGCGGCCGTGAGGT